GAGATTCTAGAAAAACACCTAATACCCTTAAAAAGACGAGATTCTAGAAAAACACCTAATACCCTTAAAAAGACCTGACAAATGAACAAAAAGACCATAAAATGAGTCTTTTTTTGTTGTCGCGGGAACTGCTGGAATTCTAGCAAATGTCTCCCTTCCTTATTCAAAAAAATTGATTTTGTTTGGTATGGAAATGGATGGTTGGGCTACATCACAGTTTCCCACAACACAAGCAACTGCTTCTTATAGCAATCGTTTCTACTAATCAGAATGGCCGCTTCCACTTCCGCACCCGCAATCCTGCGCCGCACTGCCATCGCAATTGAGGAGGCTCTTGCCCTCCTTGAGGCTCCCTCCGCACCTATCGCCTCTTCTAAGCCCAAGGTTGGTTCGGTCATCCCGGCCATCAGCCCGTTCTTCGCGCCGGACTATGACCGGGTCTTCAACGAGAGCGTAACATACCGGTCCGCCAACGGAGATCCGCTCTACGGTTCCATGGGTGCTTCGTGGCGGGTCCACGAGGATCTGCGACCAATTGCTTCTCGTCTGGGCAATAACCGGGACGCCCTCATCAAGTACGTGATGAAGGATGCTCACTACGAGCCCATTGGCACGATGCCTCCCCGCCCTACGAAGGCGGCAGCTTCCCAGCTGGTGGACATCTTTCTCTTCTTCAATGACCCCAAGCAGCAGTTCTTCTTCATCAAGAAGGGAACGTCCTGTCAGTGGCTTGTCCGCAAGACGACCGCGTACTTCTATGCCTCTCCCTTCAACGGTGTGGGAATGGCCCACCGTGTCGGCTTTCAGGTTGTACGTCGGGCGACAGAAGAGGAGTCTGTCAATCAGCTTGGACGCGGCATGTCGACCTGGATGAAGGGCGGGATGAAGGTATCCGCGTAGAAGCACCACAAAAGAAACCATTGGTTTCTTCTCCCTTAAGGGTTCTTTTTTTGTTTTCTGGCAATAAAAATTGAATAAGGGGTGGCAAGAATGGAATGTTGGGTTATGTCATAGTATCCCAGCCTCTATCTTCCAGCAAGACAAGAGAAATGCCGACGAACGCCGCCGCCACTCCGCTGCCTTCCCTCGTACTGAAGATTGTCGCAATGGCTGAACAGGCCGAGGATGTCCTCTTTGAGAAGCAGGGCGACATCCGCAACATGGAGGGTTCGTTGGACTACGTTGTCCAACGCCTGGCGGATCTTTCTGACCAGCACGAGAAGGCTCCCGCTAAGGAGAAGAAGCACTTTGTCGCCGAGCTCAGCGGCCTCAAGGAGCAGATTGCTGGGATGAAGAAGCAACTAGGGGTAGCAAGAGGACAAGCAACTAAGACGCAGCAACGTGTCAATGAGATCCGACAGAAGGCCCGTGACACTCTGTGGGAGATTCGGGAAGCAGAAGCGAAGGCGGCCATCGCCTTGGCAAAGAAGTCTGCTGTCAAGGGATGCGGACACCCTTGATTGTTCCTAAAAAAGAAAAGCAGAGTTTCTTTCCTCTTGAAGAGGTTCTTTTTAATACCATAGGATATTGAACATTTCTGTTTTCTTGCTGAACACCGTTCTGTGTTCAAAAATTGAATAATTTATTGGCAGAGTAGTTAATTGGCTAATCTCCTAGTAATCTAGCAAAAATGATGCCTCTTGTTGTGGCCGTCGCAATCAATGTTGCCGCAATTCTTTACGCCGGATTTCTAATCTGTCTTCTGAGCATCATGATCTTCTACTTCTGTATGGATGGCTGTTTTCCTAGGTGGCGGAGGTAGCAGAAAACAAAAAAATTGAAAAGGGGCGGCGGCCCGATTTTTTGTGGGGTTCTAAGCAACAGCAATCAAGAATGTCGTCTTCTCCTGTAACAGTCGTAATCCGCGGTAGCAATGTTCCTGTTTCTGGGCCACCGGGCCTAGATCTGGCCTTCTGTGTACAGGCGACGCCCTTCAAGAACTGGGTTTCTACACTGGATTCGGGTCTGGATGTGTCCGAGATCAAGATTCACGGCGTGGACTACTTCGGCAAGCGGATTGGCTTTCTCAAGCTGGAGGCTATCACGAAGTGTAACGGGGACGCAGTGCCCGGAATCATCTTCATGAGGGGTGGAGCAGTGTCCATTCTGTTGATTCTTCACTGTAAGGATCAAGGCTGGATTGTCTGTACTCGACAGGCTCGTGTTCCTATCGGTAAGTCCAACTTCCTTGAACTTCCTGCTGGGATGCTGGATGATTCGGGGTTCTTCGCGGGTGTGGCTGCGAAGGAGTTGGAGGAGGAGACAGGTATTAAGTTGTCAGCCGCTGATCTTACAGACATGACGGCTCTTACCTATGAGCCTACTGGCACTCCGCATCCGGATGAGGTCGAAGCCAAGGTTATTAGGGATAAGTCGTCACCTCTAAAGGGAATGTATCCTAGTGCTGGAGGCTGCGATGAGTTTATCCGGCTCATGCTTTACGAGAAGGCTGTTACGCAGGAGGAGTTGGAGGCTCTACAGGGGAAGTTGACTGGATGTGCGGCGGAGGGTGAAAAGATTGTGCTAGAGTTGGTTCCGTTTGAGATGCTGTGGCGAACCACTTCAGATGCTAAGGCTCTAGCATCGCTACTTCTCTTCCAGAATCTGACTTTGGCAAAGCAGATCTAGATTGACTAATAAAAGAAAATGTGGGGTTTTCTTTCCTCAATCTGAGGTTCTTTTTTGTTATTATATCCCGCGCAGTAGCAGAGTGTTGAAAAAAATTGACCCCTTTACGCCAAAAAGGTAAGTTGGGAACCGATTTGAATTTCAAAAGTAAGAAATGTCGCTTTCTTCAGAAATGGTTCAGTACAATCCGCAATGCGAAAACTCTGATAGACCAGGTTTGCTTTCTGTTGTTTCGCTTCTGTATGTAGGAGCACTTCTCCTGTTTAATATGAAGTCTAAGCACAGACAACCAGTCACATCTGAAGTTGTTGAGGAGGCAGAAGTGGATATAGTGGAGGATATTTCACATCAATCACCTCAGCCAAAGGCTGTTACAAGGAAGTTGGAGGCTATCCGGATCCCACCGAACCGGCAGGGAGATCTTCGCCAGTCCATTATTTATGCCTTAGCAGAGTTTGGTCCTCAGATGGCAAAGGATCTTCTAAACACCCTCAGTGATGACTTTCCTAATCTTCCACTGAAGGGAAAGCAAGGAGTGGGTCTTAATTCCCATCTCTACAGCATGAAGAAGGAAAAGGTCCTTGGTACTTCTGATGCCTCACCCCCACTCTGGTTTGTCATTGAGACCTAAAAATCTCATGGAAAGGGTTCAAAAAATAAAAAATGCTAATAAGAAAGATATTATTTATTTTTGTTTTAGTATCCAATTTGGGGGTCAAAAAATTGACTGCTAGTTGCTGCTGGGAGAAAGGTGTACCAGAGCAACGTAAGAAATAATAGTAATCTGAAGAAATGTCGGGCATCCTTGTAATTGACCCCTTCCACCCGGAGCAGAAGACAGCTGCCAATAATATCTTTGCCGCCTTCACAAATAAGGAAGCAGAGATGAAGTACGCACTTCTCAGTGCGTTTTGCCAGTCGGGCAAGAGTGGCGCTTTTCATTATCTTATCCGGCTGATGCTTCAGATGGGAATCATCCAGCATGCCTACATCCTCTGTGGCTCCGCCGAGACTATTCTGCGTGATCAGGCTAAGGAGGATGCCAAGAAGTTCAATCCAGAGTACTATAAGGATAACAATACTGGTTCCATCCAGGTCTACTTCCGGCAGGACTTGACTTCATCAAACTTGGATGTTGTCAATGCGCTTATCATCGTGGATGAGTCGCACCTTGACCAGGGCTACGATCAGATGCTTGCTAAGTTCCTTCGGGATTGCCATGGTGGCATAAGCATGGACGGCAACCCATTCCCCCTCAAGGAGAAGAATACATTCTTTCTTTCTGTAGATGCTACGCCCTACGCTGAGATTGCCGCCCTGGAGCATGAGGAGTCTTACCCCAAGTATCTTGAGACACTTGTTCCTGGTCAAGGCTACTATGGACTAGCACAGTACAACTTTGACGGACGCCTTAAGGAGACCTTTAGCGTCGCTGGCCAGCCGATCCGCTTTGCGAAGATTCTGAAGGAGTACCCGAAGAAGTATGCTCTTCTGCGTCTTACAAATATGGGAAAGAAGTCAAAAGAGGATGAGGAGAAGGTTGTGGAGATCTGTCAGAAGTTGGGTCTGCCGGTTTGCTATTACCTTGAGGGAAAAAAGGACATCGCTATCACAAAGAAGGAAAAGGTGGAACTACGGCTTAACTCTAGCATTGAAGAGGCACCCGAGAAGACCATGGTGGTTATTTTCCGCGGAACTCTGCGGGCGGGAAAGGTTGTTCCCAAACAGCATATTGGGTTTGTCTGGGAGGGTTCTGCGAATGGAAAGACAGATTCGCTTGTGCAGGGTCTGCCGGGCCGGATGTGCGGATACGACTTCAACAAGGATGGCTCTAAGCCAATGCTCTTTGTTCCGCCAAGCTCGTTGAAGGAGAATCTGACAAAGGTCATAAAGGCTTCCGAGATGATGCGGGCAATCATCGGCGGACTTGTTCTCCCACAAAAGGCTACCAACCTGAAGAAGGTTCGATTGGCGAATATTGCTGTAGATGGACTTCATATGCTTCCGCCAATCTCTGTGAATGTAGGTCCGGTTAATGATATTTGGAATGCTGGGTCAGAGTACGGAAAGGCCCTTATTACTGGTTACGCAAAAGATAAACTTCGGGATGGAAGTATCATTCGTTCTTGCCCATTCTACAGTGATGAGCAGAAGGATGAAGTAATGGAGATCTTGAGGACATATGAGCCTGCGACACGTGATGGCATGCAGCAGCCGCGATGGTATGATGATATCTTGCATGCCAACGGCAACACTGTTTCAGAGCATGTTTGGAATGGACCAAACCATCCGCTAATGACAGTTTTCTATGTGAAGCCCCAAACTGGTCTTCCCGCTGGAGCCAATCCTAGTGTTGTCCATGTAATCTTCTACACCAAGGCTTCACATAAGATTGGCATGGAGCAGATTAAACTTGAATCCCGTATTGCTCCTACTAACGGGAAGTCGCACTTTAGTATCCACAATTCATCTACTTTTGAGCCAGTGGTTGCAGGTGGTATCGCGGCAATGAGGGCAGATAATATTAAGAATCCGGAGTCGCTGCGTGCTTTCTTTGATGAGTACATGACCCAGTGGAAGACTTCCCCTAATATCATGTACTCCAGGTCTATCGTTTGTAATAAGGACGCTTTCCGCTTTAGTTTGAAGACATTTCCTGGCGGAAAGAAGGATGTGGAGTCTATTTGCTCTCAGCTTGGCACCAAGTTTGGAGTCAAGATAAGCGTGAAGGGGAAAAAGGGTCGTGTCACTGAGGGCTACTTTAATCTTGCTGAGATTTCATGGTAAACAAAAAACAAAAACTATTTATTTATCTTATTTTTTCTTGTCTTTACTCCTCCTTTTTTCCAAATATAAATAATCTCTGTTCGTTCCGCCGAGTTCTGTTCTCCAATCTTCCGCCCGGATGCAGCATTTGTAGGATGTCGTGTAGTTACTGGCAAATACATCTTTTTAAAAATTGGGGGTAAATCCTTTTTTATTGCTTCATACATCTCTTTCGGCATATTTAGAGCCATATGTCCTTTGTTAGAAAGATTCTTCCAAGCCGATTGTGCAACAGGTCTAAAAAATTTTTCAATAAATCCTTCTCTAGATCTATATTGTGGCATTTTTTCATATTCCTCCATCATAAAGTATGGAGGACTTGTAAAGACTAAATCATATTTGAATTTGGAAAAATCTACAGATTCGGATGGTTTAAAAATTACGTTTGTTGGTACAGATGGATTACATAAAGCAATCATTTCATTGTAAGATTTTTCAAGATTTGTATTCGCATCTATTCCAATATATGGGATTCCATAAGCCATCGCAGCCAGACATCTTCCACCCCATCCAGCACTAAAATCGAGAACTCCAATTTTTGGTTGAAGTTTACAATAGATTCGTTTTGCTTCTGTAGGACGATACTGATTAATACTTCCATAGTAAAGTTGAAATATGCTATATCTATGTCTAAATAATTGTTGTTCAGATAGTGTACTTAATGTTTTTCCTTTTATTTGTTCTATCTTTCCATCCAAATAATTCATTAGTTTATCATCTTTTACGGCTTCTGAAAATGAAATATGCCTCTTTGTTTTTGCCTTTAATCTATGCTTGAAAAAAAAGTAATCTAGTATAAGGATTCCAAGTCTGGAATGACGGCTTACTTTAGAACAATCTGCCTCTTGTAATTCTTTATAACTTTTTTCTGCTTCTTCTTTTGTTATTGGTCTT